GTCGCTTGTCATAAGCTCTTTCCACGCCGCACCAAACCCAGGACCATACATACCGTCAAGGACAGCTTCAGTTATAACAACTGGAAATCTGTCAGTGGCAGCAGTAAGATCCAAGGAGTAGTACGGCTCTGTGCTAGGACCAAATGCTTTGATATCTTGACCAAAGGTTAAATCTGGTCCTCTAGGCCCTCCTAAAGATTCTAATGTTGCCATTAGGTCTTTATGAAGGGGCTTAAGGATAGATTGTGACCAATAGTCAATGATACCAATCACTCGATTCTTACCATCAACATCAGGAACAGTAGATAATCTCCGGAGTGGAAGGTTTGCACCAACCATTCTAGAGGGATAAATACTTTCCCAAATTGATGATAGGGATCGAACGGATTCCAGATATGTCACTAAGCCTTCAAATTGGAGTTCTTGAGCAAGGTGTGAAAACCTTGTTAAGAATTTATCAATAAGAGTGGCATTAGTGGTCATAGCTGGGCCGATTGGCCCCATAGTCGTGGCTATGTGAAGTTTCTCCCAGACGGGTCGCTCTGATTGAAGAGGAAGTCTTTCGAGAAGTTTTGGCATAGAAGCCTTAAACTCCTCAATGACTTCGAGCTTCGCTGTTGATGGGCTGGTGATTGTTGAAAGATCAACTTTCTTCCACGCATCAATAGATCGAGATACCTGAACTAGAGTAAGGATGAGACGAAGAGCCCTAGGGTCTCGTTCTCTAAAGGCAGCATCTAACTCATGTCCGAAGACATGTGGAAGACCGCTTTTAAAGGTACGATATCCTTTGAGCTCAAGTTTCAAACCTACTGAGGCAGAGTAAAACTGCGTTCGTATGTCTTTAAGACGTGCGATTGTAGTTAACTTACCTTTGGTAGTAATCCATCGCTCTACTGTCTGATAGAACCTCATAATGGCAGGAATCCATCGAGGATCACAAGGAACAATATTATATTTACAGAGCCATCGAATGATGGTTCTGTGTATTTTAATATTAATATTGTTGAAGACTGTGTTTTTAATTAATTTTAAATTCGCACTCTTCCTGGCTCCCTTCTTAACCTCTTGTCCAGAGGGTTAGGCGGTCAACCTTCCTCTTTGGCGCAGATTTCCACTGCGCGGGCGGATAGTTCAGGAAAATGTCTCCTGCTAAGACCAAACCTTGCAAAAATGGCTCGTGAGAGTTTACTCTTGCGGGCTGCCCAGTCATGGAAACGTGACTGTGCCGCCTAGTCTAAGACTAGGCG